GACGAACCAACCGACCGCCAACCTAGGAGCACACTACCTCTTGCACAACAGCATGATCCAGCACCACGACGACACGGCGGTGGCGCACCACAAGGAGTTGTACCGGTTGGTGCAGGCGGAGCATGAGGCGGGGCTGAGCGACGCCGAGAAGAAGATCATCGCCGAGCAAAAGAAGAAGCAGGCCGCCCACCACCAGGAGATGATGGCGCACCACGAGACCATGTTCAAGCACGCCGTGCAGCAGCAGACCCACCACAAGTCGGGCAGCTCCCAGAATGCCGCCTTCCAGGCGGAGCAGGAGCGCCACCTCGCCGAGTACCAGAAGCACGACGCGGAGTACAAACGCCTGACGGGCAAGTAACGTGTGGGCGCCGTCACCTTATCTCTCAAGTACGCCAAGAACACGGGTCAGTCCCTCTCCGGGGCTGAGCTGAAGTCGCTGTTCTTTACCGGGATCAAGCTCCAGGACCAGGACGGCAACCCCATCGCCACCGACACGCTGAACTTCTACGTCCAGGCGGCGGACACGGAGGTGGCCAACCAGCTCATGGTGAAGCTCTACCGCCAGGCCTACCAGGAGAACCGGGACTTCATGTTCGACGACTTCATCAAGTTCTCCTACGTACCCACCTCCTTCATGGTCGTCAAGCCGCTGGCCTTGGAGGGGCTGGTCAACACCAACCTGCAGCTCACCATGCCCGTCGAGTGGCTTGCCTCCAAGAAGCAGGCGGGGGACGAGGACTCCTACTACCGGCAGTTGCACCTGGTGGCGGTGAACGGGGCGATCGCCTCCTACAGCGGGTCCTACCTGATCGGTTGGGCTCAAAGTCTAGGTTTGTTTAGTCTTCAACAAATTCCAAATTATTGGAGGGTATCGTATATTACTGGTTTTCAGAAAATTCCATTAGACATTCTACGTTACATCGGAAGTGTTGTAACTGTTCGGATATTGGAGTTTATGAATGATATTTTCAGTGGAGTGGTTGGAATTTCTTCAAAGAGCATTGGGGTTGATGGTCTCAGTCAGTCAGTTAGCCTTCAAGGATTTTTGAAACGCATCGAATCAATGCGTAAGGAAAACGAGAGAACGGCAGACCTTCTTCGTACTAGATATCGTGGTTACACGCTCGGAGTACTTGGATAAATGGCTTACATCTATAAGATTACTGACATTCGCAATGGAGTGTCCTACGTTGGTCAGCACAACGGTAGGAAGCGAAGCTATTTTGCTAGTGGTATTATAGCCAGTCAGATTGTTAAAAAATACGGGAAGGGAGGGACAAGCAAGATTTTACAACGAGAGATCGTGGTAGAGGGAAACTTTAACGAAACGTTACTGAATGAACTTGAAAAACACTACATTCGGTTGTTTGCCACAAAGCATCCGCATGGTTATAATTTAACCGATGGTGGTCACCACGTCGTTCCTTCATATCGACGACCCCCAGGTCCATTTCCTGCTAAATATAAACGGGTAGCTCAATATTCTATCGAGGGTGATTTGGTCACTATTTTTGACGCTGTTAGGTTGGCGTCTCAGATTACCGGTGTTAGTGAGTCTCACATAGGGGCGGTGGCTAGAGGAAGTCGTCCCATCGCTGGAGGTTTTTTTTGGAGATACGTGCCTAAGGATGGTGTTCCGCTAGGTAAAATATCAGTGTTAGGGTTTGATCGGAGCATTAACCAGTACTCACTTGACGGGAAGTACATAAAAACCTGGTACTCACAGTCAGTTGTTTGTGAAGTTTTAAATTTAGAGTACTCGCAGTTATGTCATGCGATAAATGGTCGTGGTAAGTACAAACAGTGTGGGGGTTTTATGTGGAGGCACGCTAGAGGCAGTACTGCTAACATACTGCCTTACAGTACGAATAAGGGTATAAATCAATTCACTAAGCAACGGATTGGGGCCGTTTCTGTATGACCCGGCTCAGCGACAAGACCGTCTTCACCGAGCAACCGCCCGGCAACCAGTCCCTCTCCGCCTCCTTCAACAAGGGTGAGGTGGACGCTACCTTGCGCGACAAGGGGTTGACCGTCCTCTGGGAGAAGGCCCTCCTGTGTCCCTGCAAGTCCTCTGTGACGGCGTCGGCCCTCTCCGACTGTCAGAACTGCGGGGGATCCGGCTGGGTGTTCGTCAACCCCATTAAGACCAAGATGATCGTCACCGGGCTGGTGGCCGACGCCAAGCTCAAGGAGGCGGCCCTGCGGGACTGGGGCATGGTCGACCTGGGGAACGTCAAGCTCACCGCCTACGACTCCGACAAGCTCACCTACATGGACCGGGTGACGGTGCTGGACGTCAGTTCCGAGCACCAGCAGCTCGTCTACCCGCACCTGTCGGACGACGAGACCACCACCTTCGCCTTCACGCAGTACAACCTCTTGTCGGTGCTCGGGGTGTTCGCGTTCGTCGACTCTACCACCAAGTTGAAAAAGTTGGAGGAGCCGGCCGACTACTCCTTCGCCAACAACGTGCTCACCTTCACCGATCCCTCGCTAGAGGGGAAGACCGTGACGTTGCGGTACCGGCACCGCCCCGTGTTCCACGTCATGGACGTGTTGCGCGAGTCGTTTACCTCGACGGTGGGGCAGTACGGGGCGCAGCAGGAGATCATCCTGCCGGTTCACGCGCTGGCCAGGAAGGCGCACCTGGTCCTCGACGTGGAGAACCTCAAGGGGGACCGGCTCCTGGACAACTCCTGGAACGTCTCCTGCTACGTGGAGGCGTTCACCCGGTTCCAGCGGCAGCTGCGGTACGCGCCGGTGACCTACATCTTCGCCAGCCTCACCGACGCGCAGCGGGCGGAGCTGGCGGCGCTGCTGGGGGCCTCGGACGTCGGGGATCTCCTCCTGCTGGAGGACCTGTCCACCCTCCTGCTGGAGGACGGCTCGCGGTTTCTCCTGGAGTGATAATGGTGGTATTTTTGAGGCGATGGAACCGATCTTCTTGGAGTTTGACGTGGACCAGTTGTCCAACGACCTGTTCTTGGACCGCCGGGAGGTGGAGGACCTGATGGACTCGGCCACCAAGGCCGTCACCCGGTCCTTCGCGGCCGTCTGGGAGCAGGAGGCGGTGCAGCAGCTCCGGAGCACCCGGCAGCAGTACGTGAACTCCCTGGTGGTGGTCGACGAGGGGCGGCTGGAGGGCGCCGTGGTGCTGGTGGGGCGGTTGCCGAACATGGTGGAGTCGGGGGCGTCGGAGTTCGACCTCAAGGAGGGGTTGCTCAACAGCCCCAAGGCCAAGGTCGGCAAGGAGGGGCAGCGCTACATCACCGTGCCGTTCAAGGTGGGGGCGCCCGGCTCGTTGTCGGAGAACTTCAACGGGGGCGTCCTGCCCGCGGAGGTCCACCGCGTGGTCAAGGCCCTGCCGGTGGACCCGGCGACCGGGAAGTCGCGGGGGACCGTCAAGCGGGACCTGCCGCTCAAGTTTCAGCCTCCCAAGGTCAAGTCGCTGTCGGGGGGGCGGGAGTACGAGCACCGGAACTCCGTCTACGAGGGGGTGCGGAAGAGCGTGGACCGGGTCGGGAACGTGGGGTACGAGAGCTTCCGTCGGGTCTCCGACAACAGCGACCCCCTGTCGTGGATCCATCCGGGTCTGGAGGCCCGGCACCTGGCGGAGGCGGCCCTGGCCAAGTTCGACGTTTCCAGCGAGCTGGGCCGCGCGATCGACGAGTGGTGGAGTTCCAGATAAAGCGGTTACCTTTGTAAAAATGATCCTGCCTGACTTCATCCTGATCAAGGCGCTCAACCTGGCGTTGGTGGCGTTGCGAAACGACTACAAGAACAACGTGCTCGCCGGCACGGAGGACCGCAGCGTCCTCAAGCTCATGTTCCAGAACGTGGAGCCGCTGGGGAACTACGACGTGTTTACCCAGGCCAAGGCGCTCATCGACACCACCGCCGAGAGCCCCAAGCACCTGCTGGTGGTGTCCTCGCTGGACGCCAACTTCAACAAGGGGCCGTTCGTCTACGTCACCCTGGGGGCGGACGGGGACCGGAACAACTCGATCGACCAGGGCATCGGGGACAACGCCCCCCTGGTGTTCAACAACAACGACGGGACCCAGTCGAGCAAGCAGGTCTTTCAACGGCGCTTCGCCGCGACCTACCACGTGGTCATCGGTTCCCAGAACAAGGAGGAGGTGGTGGTCCTCTACACCGTCTTCCAGGCCCTGCTCATGGTCCTGACCAGCCACGTGGCCTTCGAGGGGTTGCTCAACGTCAAGTACGGCGGCCAGGACGTGCGGGTGGACCTGGGGGTGCCCGACAAGGTCGTGACCCGGGTCATCACGATCAACTTCGAGTACGAGCAGTCCGTGCCGGAGTTCGCGTTTACCACCATCGCCACCAAGATCCTGCTGTACTGGCAGGCCCAGGGGGCGCAGGTTCCCTCCGGTCCCATCGTGATCGAGGGGTCCGACGATCAGTCGACCTAGGGCAAAGTGCGCGGCATTAGTGGGTATTTTTGAGGGAGAAACCTTTAAAAATACTGAATGGCAACCTCAATTCTTTGGAAAGGTCGGCGTAGAAACCGCGCCGGGGTGTTTACCCGCATCATCTCGGGGATCAAGAACCCTGCTCTAGCCACCTCGTTCGGCAACCTGCTCGTGATCAACACCGGGAGCGAGCGCTTCTTCACCGGAGGGTCGGGGATCAACGGGACGTTGGAGACCGCCAAGAAGTCTCAGTACACCTTCTCCGACGTGTTGAGCTTTCAAAACTGGATCAACGGGGGCCTGTGGTGGTTCCTGGCCACCAAGCTGTTCTCACCCGGCGGCGGGGCGACCTCGGGGATCAGCTCGATCACCTACGTGGACGCGGCTACCACGGTTCCGGCCGAGATCCCCCTGCTCTTCGGGGGTCAGGACGTCTCCGACGGGGACGGCAGCTCGACCGACAACAGCACCCTGGTGGTCCAGGTCAAGGCCGAGGGGTTCGCGGGGAACGCGGTCCTGGGCGACGAGGTTCGCGCCAAGGCCACCATCACCGTGAGCAACGCCGGGAGCGCCGGCAACGTCATCAACGTCAAGGTGGGGGGTATCTCCATCGGCTCCTACACCGTGCAGACGGGGGACAACATCCAGGCGGTGGTGAACGGCCTGGTGGCCGCGATCAACGCCCTGGGGTGGAGCTCGGTGTTCTCCTCCAACACGACCCAGCTCGTCATCTACGCCCCGTCCGGCTCGGGGGCGACCCGCAACGGGACGTCGCCCACGATCAGCGTCACCGGCTCGGTGGCGGGCAACTCGACCACCTTCTCGGGTGGCGTGGAGGGCACCGTCCTGACCCGCGGTCACGCGGCCCAGATCTCTCGCGGTACCAAGGACACCTCCAAGTACGTGGTCACCTTCCTGCGCGGTACCTTCAAGGGCACCGACGCGGCGATCAACCTGGGGGTGGCCAAGCCCTACGACT